GGAAGGCGTGTGATACGCGGACGCATTGGGAATGGAGGGGCTTAAAGTGAAGAAACCATATATATTCGTACTTTGCCTGATTGCGGTATGTGCTGCGCTGGCATTGATCGGAGGGTCTACACCGGAACCAGATCCGGAGCTGGAGCTTGCGCCGATATATCAGGCAACGCTGGTGAAAGCGGAAATAAAAACGCAGGCACCGGCACCGGCTGAGGAAATCGAAGTAAAGCCAGAGAAAACCGAAGAAGTTGTGAAAAAAGAGGAAGATACAAGCGGCACTATTAAAGCGACTATCACGCATTATTGCGCATGTTCTTCCTGTAACGGTATATGGAGTTACGAAAAGGACGGCGCAAATTATACGGAGACGGCTTCTGGAATTATCCTTTACGACGGGATCAGCGGCAACTATTGCGCGGCGACGTTCGGAAAGCTGGGCGACATTGTGACGATAAACGGCGTTGATTATGAAATTGTCGATAGAATGGGCGGCAACAGCGGCAAGCGAATTGATATATTCGTAGCGGCTGGCCATGACAAATGCAATGAGCTGGGCCGGTATACGGCAGAAGTAAAATTAAAGGGGTAAGATATGGAGATTAAAAATTCAGGCAATAGAAGAAAATTCAGCACCGGAAGCGTTCGCGATATTGCGGAAGGCAAGGGCAGAATGGACCTTTTACCGTGGGCAGCCATTATGGAAGTAGCGAAGCATGCAGAAAACGGCTGCCGAAAATATGGCGAACACAACGTAGATCTGGGTATCCCTACACATTCGCTCTGCGATTCAGGGATGAGGCATGCAGCGAAATATCTGGACGGCTGGGACGATGAGCCGCATTTGGTTGCGGCGGCGTGGAATTTCCTTTGGGCAATTCAAATGACGTTGAAGGTTCCGGAAATGGTAGATACGCCGTGGAAAAAGGAAGAACAATGCTGAAGGTATTTCTGTTATCTTATATCGGCAAGAGTATTGACGCAGGCTTTTGGTATTATGCTGCCGGCCTGCTGCTGATAATTTGCGACATAATCGCGGGAGTAAAGAAGGATGAATGAAATCTGGAAGCCGATAAAAGGCTTTGATAATTATGAAGTCTCTTCGCTGGGGAGGATCAAAAACCGGCAAAGGGGTAAGCTGTTAAATCCGTCTTTCCAGCAAAGAAAAAACAACGGGAAGTACGGAATAGTAGGGCTTAGATCAAAAGGAAGAACTCATACAAAATGCGTACACCAATTAGTGGCCGAAGCATTTTTGCCGCCGGAAGATACGCGGACGCATAAATTGGTCCATAAAAACGGGGATTGCGCAGATAATCGCGCTGAAAATCTGGAATGGGTAAAGATGCGATACTCAAAAGAAGAGCGCGAGAAAAAGCCGGAACATAATTATGAGGATTTATCCGAACAGAGGTTCAATATGTTGGTTGCGAAGGTGTACGAAAAGTCGCCGCGTAATAAATGGCAGTGGAAGTGCGAATGCGATTGCGGAAATATAGTGTGGGTAGATACTTACAACCTGAAGCATGGGCGAAAAAGTTGCGGTTGTTACGTGCATAGCAAAGAGCATAGGCAAGTGATTATAGATGCAAAGCGAAAAAAGGGATCGCAACGCGATACGCTGTGCTGGTTTTGCAAACACGCGACGAATAAATACGGCAAATGCCCGTGGTCCGGGCTGGACGCAAACAATGAACCGAAATATCAGCCGGTAGAAGGCTGGGACGCTGTAAAAGTGGAAATGCGCGGCATTCCGGAAGGATCATATCTGGTAAAGAGCTGCCCTTTATATGAAGAGGGATAATAAATTATAGGCGGTGTGGAAGTGACGGCAAAAGAATATTTGAAGCAGATCGACAAGCTGGATGCGCTTATAAAAAATAAGCTGATAGAGGCGCAACAATGGAAAGACATTGCGTACGGAATCACTGCACAAATGGGCGGGGAGCGCGTGCAATCTTCCGGCGATCAGCAAAAGATGGCGTCGGCCATTGACAAGTACGTTGATATCGAAAGAGAGATTGACGAACATATTGACCGGCTTGTGGATCTGCGGAATGAAGTTATTTCAACAATTGAAAAGCTGGAGAAAGACGAATATGAGCTGCTGCATTTGGTATACGTACAACACGTATCATTGAAGGATGCAGCAGACCAGATGAATTATTCTTACAGCTGGGTGACGTGGGTGCATGGGAAGGCCCTATTAAACGTACAGCGGATCATTGACAATAAATAATCATTGTTACAGATTGTTATAAATTGTGACAAATTGTTTTTTTCTGTGTGTTTCTGTTTTCATAATGTGCTATAATGGTATTGTCAAAACTCATATCCTGCAAATACGAATTTGGTAGAGTGTTATAGTGTTGATCTTAAAGAATATCTACGCCCATAGGTAATCTTTATTTTAAGGACAGACACGAAAAAAGCGCCCATTTAATGCTTCGGCATTTATGGGTGTTTTTGTTTTTTTGATAATACCGGCAGCATGTACGGCGGCAGCAACTTTTCTCTTTTGGGGGCATAGCAGAGACGGTTGGGAAATTCTATCCTTTCGGGGCGGCGGCCAGAAAGTCGCCTATCTGCCGTCTGCATAGCTGTTTTTGGAGGGAATATGCTTCTGTATAAAAAACTGACGGAGATCCATCCGTACGAAAAGAATCCGCGACGCAACGACGAAGCCGTGAAGTATGTAGCTGCGAGCATTGATCGGTTTGGTTTCAAGCAGCCAATTGTTGTCGATAAAGACGGGATCATTGTTGCCGGGCATACACGGTTCCGGGCGGCAAAGCAGCTGGGCCTGAAAGAAGTACCGGTTATTGTGGCGGATGACCTTACAGACGAAGAAGTAAAAGCGTATCGTCTGGCGGATAACAAGGTTGCCGAACAGGCGGCATGGGATTTTGAAATACTGAATGAAGAGCTGAATGACATATTTGAAATAGATATGGAGGATTTCGGCTTTGAATTTAACTTTTTAGAAGACGAAGAGAAGAACAAAGCTGATACGCAGCGAAGGGTCGAAAACGTTCTTAATCTGGCAAAAGCCAGCTATGAGGGGACCGGCCTTTACGATATCCCGCAGCTGGCGCCGATAAGCGCCGCTGAGATCGGAGAAATAACGGAATGGATCGGTTTCAATTACGTCCTGTCCGACAACAATCCGGAGGGTAAAGCGGTTCACTTTTTCGTCGATGATTACCAATTTGAGCGGTTGTGGAGAAATCCGGAAAGATACGTTGACCGGCTGAAGAAATACGCATGCGTTTTAACGCCTGATTTTTCGCCGTACGCGGACATGCCGATGGCAACACAAAAATATTCAACCATTACCGGAAACATTGGGTAGGGCGCTATTTACAGGATCAGGGCGTTAAAATTGTGCCGACGATCAGGGCGTCTGCCGATGAGCGGAGCTTAAAGTGGTATTTGGACGGGGAACCAATTGGCGGCGTTGTTTGCATTTCGTCTATGTGGGCGAAAAACGGAGCGGCCAAAGATTATTTCCTGAGAGAATTTGGGCTGATGAAAGATAAGCTGAAGCCCGAAAAGATTTTTGTATACGGCAACGAAGTCGAAGGGCTGGGGGACGTCGAATACATATCGACATTTACAAGAAAGAGGTTTGGTAAATAAATGGCAAAGGCAAGCAGAGGCGGGCGCAGAGGATCGATATCGCAGAGCCATACTCCGGCGAATCCGACGGGCGCAATAAGCGGCGGTGGTGGCGGTGGCTTCATGCCGTTCACCGATCAGGACGCAAGTCAATTGAGAGACGACGTAGACGACAGATATGATGCTGACGTAACAGACGCTATTAAATTGTATATTTCGGACAGCAATCCGAACAAAGACGGTTTCAGCCATTCACAGAATTTGAACTATAAGCTGGATAACGGTCTTGCGCTGAATGCGACAGAACAATTTATTGACGACAACATTCAGGCCGGCATGCATGCAATCGGCAAGAATGCGCAGCTGGTCCGGTACTGTCACGACGATATCCTGAAGAAGTGCGGTGTCAGTGATTACACGAAGTATAACGATGCGCAGCTGCAGCAGCGGTTAGTTGGCACGCAGCTGAAGACGACAGCGTATATGTCCGCGTCTTATGACGGTAAGAAGAATCCGTTCAATCCGTCTGCACCGGGCGGCGGTGGGCGTGAAGTTGTAATGAACGTTCGCGCAAACGCCAATACCAAAATTGTATTCGGTGCAAAGAAGCAGGCTGAAGTTGTTATTAACAAGGGAACCGACATGAAGATTGTTGGCGTCCATTACGACGGGACTTATGCTACACCAAGAGGCAAAGGATCTCGTCCGCGAATTATTGTTGACGTAGAAGTTGGATGAGGAGGAAGACAAAATGGCAGCAACAAAGAAAAGCCCGAAAGATTACGACAGATGGGGAACCGTTGGCGTAAAGGTAGTAAGCAAACCGACACAGAAGAAAAAGGTTAAGAAAAAGGGTAAGTAAATGGCAAAAGCAAGTAGAGGCGGAAAACGCGGAGCCGGTGGCGGTGGCGGCGCAGCTCTTCCGATGGCACCAGATCCAATGCAGACGAACAGTACAACGTTCGACGCATTCCTGAAGATGTCCGACGATGATAAGGCCGACGCGATAAGCAAAGCAATTAGTCAGGGCGTGCCTGCGCATTTATCCGACACAGCGTACCAGAAATTCGTATACAATACGCAGATGAACGACAGACCGGATTTGGTAGACGACGCAACGCTGGCTCAAATGCCGGGCAAGACGTTGTACAGAACCGTAAACTCGGTGTATGATAGTAAAAACGACATAGGCTATTCGGCTGACGCAATCTGTAAACAGGTACAATCTGGCCGTATCACCAGAACGTCCGACAACGGCGGTTCTGTTTACGGTAGAGGCATTTATTTTGCAGACAACAGAAGCGACAGTAC